CGCTATGTTACGGATTTATTTGAAAGTAATGGCATGATTGGTTATGATTCCATACAATTGCCATTGTTTACTGTTGATTCTCGTAACATGAAATATGCTGAAATGGTTTTGTATGGTGAATGTGCTAAACACTCACCGTTGCGTGATTTGGAAGAGTCAAGCAAAGTTATTTACGATGAACGTAAATACGCCGCTGATTGTGATCCAAAAATACGTGCCACATTTTATGGCCCGTATGCAATGGAATATCGCGGGCGCATCTCCTTAAATTGTATGCACACGGAAGTTCATGTTATCCGGAATCGACAAACTTTTCCGGTTGCCAAATACTCGAAGATGCAAAGTCACAAATATTGCCATGATATGAGAAAATGGGTTTTTGAAAATATGGAAATGTTATTTCCATCGTGGGAAAATCAATGGATTGATACTCTTGATTATATTGAAACCATTGATGATCCCGTAAAACGTGGTAAAGCTTATGAGTGTTATCATGAAGTAGATTGTAAGTGGGATGATGATTATATAGTGCAAGCGCACATTAAAACTGAAATTGTGGTTGGAAAAACTGCATTGAATGGTGAAGATAGTTATGCCGCACGGGCCGTTCAGGCAATGGAACCTCGGGTGCAAGTTGCAATTGGTGCATACATTTATGCTTTCTCAAAATCACTGGGGAAGTGTTGGAAGCACCATTTTTGCAGGTATGCATCTGGTTACAATCGCCTTGAATTGGGACAATGGTTTGAGGAATCTCGAATGTTCGTAGAACAATATGGTGAAATGATAGTGTATGAATCAGATTTTTCAAAATTTGATAAACATCATACCAAAGAACATTTGAAACTGGAAATTGACATAATGGCTGCACTCAAAAATATGACTGCACAAGAACGTCAAGTTCTTGAAAGCATGTATCATACTCGTGGTGTTTATCCAAAAGGCACCAAATATAGCACCGAAGCTACTCGTAAGAGTGGTTACATGGATACGACATGTGGTAATACATTGTTAAATGGTTTGTCACATTTGTATATGATACATAAAGCAGCTGGTAAATTGGGCAAGAAACTGGAAGAAGTCCCTTTCAGAATGATCATGTTGGGCGATGATTTGTATTTGATGACAACCAAGACGTGGGGCGAACGATTTAAAAATTCTGACGTCATACCTAATCTTGGTTGGGATGCTAAGATCAAACTGGCTAATAACATAGAAGCCACCTTTTGTTCAGCCGTGTTCATGCCGAGTACTGCCGGAGCAATCTTAACAGGATTACCCGGAAGAGTGCTAGCGAAGACTTTTGGTAATACCAAAAGATTAGCCACCAGAGCGCAGAAACAATATTATTGTAATACCGTGGCTAAGGGTTTATTGTGTGACAATAAACATAACCCCATAATGGCACCGTTATTGGAACGCATTATAAAAATAACGGAAGGTGCCCGAGTCAAAAATACCAAGTTTATGCGAGACTACGAATATAGACATCGTTTTGAACACATTGATGAAAAATGTGTATACGGAATTGATGATTCTGTTTACGAATTTATATTCGAAAGGTATCAC